TAAGTGGTTCGGCTTCGATATAGCTACACTCGCTAAGAAACGTGGTAAGTATCTCGACAAGGGTCAGTTCCGAGCACAGTACTACAACGATCCTAGTGATCCAGATAACGTACCTGTAGGTAGAGACAAGATACAGTACTTCGATAGGAAGCACTTGCATCTAGATAATGGCTTCTGGTTCTATAAAGATAATAAACTTAATCTATTCGCTGCTATTGACTTTGCGTTTAGTATGAGAGCAAAAGCTGACTACACTGCCTTGGTACTTGTAGGAGTAGATGCAGATAATAATGTTTATGTTCTAGACATCGACAGGTTCAGAACAGAACGTATATCAGAGTACTTCGATCACATCTTTGATATGCACAACAAATGGTCATTCCGTAAGCTACGAGCAGAGGTTACTGTTGCTCAGATGGCTATCGTGAAACAACTAAAAGAGTTAATTAAGGAACATGGTCTAGCACTAAGTATTGATGAGTTTAGACCTAACAAACAACAAGGTAATAAACAAGAGCGTATTGCTTCGGTTCTAGAACCTAGATATGACAACCTTCAGATGTGGCACTACAGAGGTGGTAACACACAGTACCTAGAGGATGAACTATCTAGTAGGAACCCACCGCACGATGACGTTATCGACGCTCTAGCATCTGCCGTAGATATGGCTGTGCGTCCAACTCGTAACCTTAACAGGAAACGTGATAGTAATATTGTCTGGGCGAATAGCCGTTTCAGAGCAGGGAGTAGGTAATGAACACTATTGATATTGAAAATCTTATCGATCCAGACAACCTTGCTGTAGAGATTGCAGATAAGTGGCGTTTGTGGCATCAGCTACGTAACTCTTGGATTGAGAGTACTAAAGAGCTACGTAACTATGTATACGCTACAGATACGACTACTACTGCTAACGCAATCCTTCCTTGGTCTAACACAACGACTACTCCTAAGATTACACAGATCGCAGACAACCTACACGCTAACTACTTCGCTACATTGTTTCCTCAACAGAAGTGGATGCGTTGGGAAGCTGACTCACGAGATGCTGCAGTAAAAGCTAAACGTGATGTAATCCAATCCTATATGGAAAATAAGGTAAGACAGTCTGACCTATTGAATACAGTATCTGACTTGATTCAGGATTGGATTCTATATGGTAACTGTTTTGCTATGGTTGATTGGCAGGATGGATTTACTACAAAAGAAGACGGTGAATATATTCCTAAGTACACTGGCCCTAAAGTAGTACGTATCTCTCCATACGATATTTGTTTTAATCCTACAGCATCATCATTCGCAGACTCACCTAAGATCATTAAGAGTATTAAGTCTCTTGGTGAAATCAAGCGTATGATTGATGCAGACCCTACAAATAAATATCTACAGGGTGTCTTCGATAAGATGATGGCTGCTCGTAAGAATGTACGAGGGACAGACGGTCACTTCGATAAGGCTGCAGGTTTTATTGCTGATGGCTTCACTAGCATTGAGCAGTACTACGAATCAGACTACGTAGAGATTATGACATTCTACGGAGACATCTACGATCAGATGTCAGGTGAGTTAATGGCAGATCGTGTGATTACTATTGTAGACCGTGCTCACGTACTAGACAATCAAGAGAATCCATCATGGATGGGTAAGTCACCAATCTTCCATAGCGGATGGCGTAACCGTCCTGATAACCTATACGCAATGGGTCCACTAGATAATCTTGTAGGTATGCAGTACCGCATTGATCACCTAGAGAACCTGAAAGCAGATGTGTTTGATCAGATCGCTTATCCTATCTTGAAAGTTAAAGGGGATGTAGAAGACTTCGACTTCGAACCTGGTGCTCGTATATACATGGGTGAAGAAGGTGATGTAGGTTACATGGCCCCTGATGCTACTGCACTAAACGCAGACCTACAGATTCAAGTCTTAGAGAACAAGATGGAAGAGATGGCAGGTGCTCCGAAGCAAGCTATGGGTATTCGCACCCCAGGTGAGAAGACTGCATTCGAAGTACAAACACTACAGAACTCTGCATCTCGTATCTTTGAACACAAGGCTGCACACTTCGAGCGTACATTCTTAGAACCAATGTTGAATACTATGCTTGAGACTGCTCGTCGTTACATGAACCGTGCTGATGTTGTACGTGTATCAGATGATGATGCAGGTGTCCTACAGTTCCTAGAAATAACCAGAGAAGACATTACAGCTAACGGTAAGATTGTTCCTGTAGGTGCAAGACACTTTGCTGAACGTGCTCGTAGAGTACAGAATCTAATTCAGTTGTCTGCAGTTAAAGCACAAGACCCAACCGTAGCACCTCACTTGTCTGGTAAAGAACTAGCTCGTATCATTGCATATGAACTAGGTGAACCCACACTATATGGCGAGAATGTTGTAGTGAGTGAACAACTAGAAACTCAGCGTATGGCTCAAGAAGCAGAGATGATCAATGAAGAAGAGCTAATGGCTGCACAAGATATGGGAATGTAACCATGCCTGCAAAAGGACAACCATACAAGAAGAAGGCTCCACCGAAGCCTATGCCTAAGAAGAAAAAGAAACCTATGATGAAAAAGGTTAAGAAGTAAATGCACTCAGCTTGGACGAAAGGTCTAAGGGGTGAGGAAAAAGCCAAGCGCATCGAAGAAGTACTCTACTACAGAAATGCCTTTGATGACTTGCAAGATGTTATCGAACAGACTCTATACAAGAAAGAATCTGTTCGTGACTACGGCCCAGGATGGGCTGAAAAACAAATAGCAGTGAATGAGTACAATGCTGCTCTAGATGATCTGCTAAGACTAATAGACCTCAACCGTAAGGATCATAAAGAATAATGTCAGTTTTTGATGAAGACAAGTCTGTAGCCACCCAACCACAGGAGACTCAGACACCAACCGAGACTACGCAGCAAGAAACCTCACCACAGGAATCTTACTTGCAGAAGCTCGTAGAGACACGTGGTGAGAACTGGAAAGACCCCGAAGTACTTGCTAAAGGTAAACTTGAGGCTGATGCCTATATCAAGAACCTTGAGGATCAACTTGCAAATATGCGAGAAGATTTATCTAAGCAAGACTATGCGGCCCAGTTGTTACAACAACTAGAGACAAAGGCTTCGGCACCCACCAACGAAAATCCTCTAGAGTCCAATAACAATAATAACGGTGGCACGAATACTGAAGGTAACACCAACCTCGCAGTGAGTGAAGATGATTTAAAAAGCCTTGTTGAAAAAACTCTTACAGAACGTGAGAAGCAAGCTACTGTTCAGGAGAACATTCGTCAGGTGGATGTAACACTTGAAGAAATCTACGGAACAGAAGCACGTAACGTACTCGTTAACAAGTCGCAAGAACTTGGAATTAGTATGGACCGTATGCAAGAACTTGCATCTGAATCTCCCTCTGCTTTCTTTGCTTTGCTAGGAGAGAAGCAACAGACCTTTAAGCCTATAACTCAAGGGTCAGTTCGCACAGAGTCTGTAGGGACAACAACTGGCGGTGAGCGTGATTTTAATTATTATCAGAAGCTTCGCCGTGAGAACCGTAACTTATACTATACACCAAAGGTACAACAACAAATGATGGAAGATCGTCAACGCCTTGGTAGTAAGTTCGGACTTTAATCAACAACTTTAAATAAGGAGATAGAGTATGTCTATGACTACTTCTAACGTATCTCTCTTAACTCGCAGTGACGTATGGTCTGGTGAGCTAAAAGAGATTCTACGTGACGAGATGATGGCACAGCGTTATGTGCGTATGCTTGAAGGTTTCCCTGATGGCGACACATTCCACATCCCATCTATCGGTCAAGCGCAAGTGGACAACTACGCTGAAGATACAGCGGTTCAATACCGTCCACTAGATACAGGTGAGTTCACATTCACTGTTGATAAGTATCTATCATCAGCTACTTATATCACTAAGAAAGCCAAGCAAGATATGTTCTACATGAACGAGCTAGTTTCTCGTTTCGTACCAGAACAAGAACGTGCTATCATGGCTCACTTCGAAGCAACAACATTTGCTACACCAGAGTCAGGCGTAACAGCTAACTCAAACGAAGCTATCGATGGTGTTGAACATCGTTGGGCAGCGGGTGGTACAGGCGCAGTTATCACTGTCGATGACTTTGCTCGTGCTCGTCACGCTCTTAAAAAGGCAAATGTACCTGATCGTAACTTGGTTGCGATTGTTGACCCATCAGTTGAGTACACACTGAATACATTGTCTGACCTTGTATCAGTTGCAAACAACCCACGTTGGGAAGGTATCGTTCGTGACGGTATCGCAACAGGTATGCAGTTTGTTGCTAACGTATATGGTTTCGACGTATATACATCTAACTATCTAGCTGACGTTACAGACTCTGCACTAGACACTTCTGCAGATGCTGATGTTGACTTCTCAACAGATAACGGTAAAGCTAACTTGTTCTTCTCTGCAGATGCTTCTGCTAACCCATTCGTGGGTGCATGGCGTCAGATGCCAGAGGTGGATTATGAGTACAACAAAGATTACCAACGTGATGAGTTTGTTACAACTGCTCGTTACGGTGTTAAGTTGTACCGTCCAGAGAACATGGTTCGTGTTATCTCGAAAACTAACGTATAATTAGAGATAGGGAGATAGATTTATGTCTTACACTAACGCAGATGGACTTCGAGTCTTAACTAATGCTGATCAAGGTGCAGTCCAAGACACAGGTACTGATGAAGGTATCCAGTCTTTTGTTCTTGATATTGATGACTTCACAGCACTAGGTACAACAGTAACTATTGATCCTAATGATGCAGTTATTCCTGCAGGTTCTATTATCTTGGGCGCAACCTTGGTAATGACTTCAGCAGCTACATCAGGTGGTAGTGCTACATTGTCAATCGGTACTTATGCAGCAAATGGCGATGCCATCGACGCAGACGGTATTGATCAAACAATCGCTCTTACAGCTATTGATGCAGACAATGACGTTGTACGTTGTGACGGTGCTCAAACAGCAGCCACAGGTTACCTGACTGCAGATGCACACGTTGCTGCTATTTACGGCGCAGCGGCATTTACTGCAGGTGCAGGTAAAGTAGTAATCGAATACAAAAAGATTGCTTAATATCTAATTGGTAGTCCCTTCGGGGGCTACCTCTTACGCTCTAGGAGAAACAATTAAATGGCAAACGTAAACCACTCAGCACTTACAGACCCTTATCTCCATGAGCCGAAGGGTGCATCTACAGCTAGTTCAGGAGA